ACATTTTCCAATAACCTTACTACCAAGTCTCAAACAAGTTTTGGTAACTCTCCAGTTATTTAAGATGTTTTCAGGCCTTTCCCACTTACCACTTTCATCATGTATAAGTAATCGAAGCTTCTCACCATCATAACTATTGTCTCCAGTATTTTTCCAGTCAATAGTAGTATCTAATCCTTCAAGCTCTTGCTCTTCGTTTAAATACATATTTTTTTTAGTAATCTTTGCAGCAGGAACTCTATAAGCTAATTCTGTTTTTGGTTTATCCATACCATCTTGTATAGGTTTAAAAAAGAATGGATAATTATTAGATATAGGAACAATTTTATCTGTAAACATTTTTTTTGCATCAGAACCTGTTTTAGAGAGTATACCTATACGAGCATCTTTAGTTATTGTACCCATATTAACTCCCTCGCATGAGGCCATAAATGAAAATCCAGAACGTCTTATTTTTAAATAGTCCATTCCGAAACTTCTTTTATCTGCTTTGCAGGCTTCCCAAAAAATATAAAATATTCTGTTAGCTTCTCTAAAGTCTGGAAATCCAACATCAATCTTAGTCCACTGTAAATACATGTAATGCGTTCCAGTGATATAAGTAGGAACTCCTTTATTTACAAACCAAAAACCTTCTTCTCTATAATTAAATTCATTTTCAATATAATCTACCCACTCGTTTTTAAAACTCGAAGGAGTATCATGCCATTGAAATATAGATTTAATTCTTGTTAATTGTTTTGGTAGTATTTTAGGCTCCCAGTATTGTTCTTCTTTTTTTTTAGATCTTTTGTAAATGTCTTTAGGAGCTTTGGGAAGCGCAACATTTAATCCACTAATATTTATTATCTGATCAATTTGACCTGTTTTAGATACTACAACAAAATTGTATTTTTCATTATAACCGTAGGTCCAGGTTCTTGCTTTGTTTTTTGTAGTCAAAACATTTTTAGGAACTATATTTTTTAGTTCTACATATAATCTATTTTGATCTTGATTCTGCAAATCCTTTTGGTGTGTTATTTACTTTAGTGTCAACTCCTTCTAATAAATCTTTTTCTTCTTGTATTTTTTTTAAAATTTCAAAAGCATCCATGATACATAGCTTTTTTGTAGCAGCTGCATTTTTTAATCTATCTGCAGCTAACTCATCATCTGTACCATATTTAATAATGTCTTCCTTCGCTACTTTGATCAGTTGCCTGACCGCCTCGTGACCCGCTTCTATTATTTTTAATTTTGTTTCTTTTGTATTCATTTTTAATACGCTTTACTTTTTTTATTGGATAAATTTCTTCACTTAAATCATCCATCCAATCCCATTCTCTACTCATAACACCACTGTTATATTTCTTGTAAACATCCTATATAATTTTTCATCATCTACTACAAACTCGTATTCAGAGTCAGGTTCATATAAAACCTCATCACCTACTTTAACTCCCTTTTCAATTAACTCATTGTTAATGTATTTTACAATACCTCTTAATGGTTCATTTTTAGAATTTTTATCAAGATAAGATTTTTTTGCTTTCAATGGTTTTATAAAACAATATTTGCTATAGCCCATCCAATTAGATTCTTCTTTACTTTTATAAAGATAAAACTGATCTGGGTCTACAAAAAACAAATTGTCTTTGAAAAAACTTTTACCACTTTTTCTGCGACCATACATGTCATTATAAAATTTAAACACGTTATGATGTACTAAAAGTATATCGCCCTCTTTTATAGGACCTTTATAATTTATAGGAGTAGAGACTACAGTAGCAAAGCGATTAGAGGCTTTGTGATCTTCTTCCGAAGTACTTGTGATAAACTCTACATCACCGTAGTTTTTGATGTTGTCATACCTTCTATTGTTATAAGGTTTAACAATAAATGAGTAAGGTGATTTCATTAAAAGTTTATATTATATTCTAAAGATATAGGTAGAGTGCATTTGAATTCCTTCCAAAGTAAAACTTCATCTTTTTTCATAATCCATATCTTATATGAATCTGCTGAAACATCATGCTGTATAAGATGTATTCCATAACTGCCGCCTAAAACATCCTGGCCTACTATGTAATGCATAGCACCAGACTTATAGTCTGCTCCAATTGAAATTTTTCTTATGTCCATTTTTAATTTGGCTAAACAGCCTCAGTTGAAAGAACTCCTGTATTACTAACTAAAAGTCTCCAAACACTATTATCTGGCGCAATTAATTTTACAACACCACCATCTATTATAAAATTAGAAAGCGTTGAAATTTTACAAGACTTAGTCATTAGATTATTTTCTGCATCAGTAAGAATTAAATAATCGTCTGAGTCAATAACTGTAATATTTGGGTACGCTGATGTGTTGCTAATTTTTGCCATGTTTTTTTATTCTATAACCTCTGCTGTTTCAGCTGGTTGATTTTCTTTTACTTCTCCAGTTGCTAAATCAATAACAGAATTAGCTCCGTACTTTTCTGACAACTCTTTTTCAACAGCTGAAAACTTTCCTCTTATTGTATCCAAGTCTTTTGTATATAAAACTTGTTGATAAACTGAATCAGCTAATTTTAGTTTTACTTGAGTGAATTCTTGATTAAGAGCTTGTAAATTCTGTAACTCCTCTGGTGTTAAATTTTTTGACATTTTAGATTATTTTAGATTAAATTTATATACAAATATAATAAATATTATTTACTCATCATCAACAACTTCCTCTTCTTCTTCCGTTTCTGGCTCTGGTGGAGTAGGTGGTTGTGGATTCATCCAAGTAAAATACAAGTCCTCATTTACAGGTGTAATTTGAGACTGTATGTTTGCAGCTATACTTGCCTGCATCGAAGGAACATCTAATGATCCCTCTAACCATCCAATCACTACATTTTCAAAAGCTTCAGTATCTTCATAAGGTACAAAAGGTTCTCCTGCTACATACGTGTAACTTTGAGTTCCTATATTAGTTGATGAATACGTTTTACCTTCAGACTCTTCAGAGCCTGTGTATCTGTAATGTACTGTATAAATTACATTATCTTGTCCGTCTGACTGAATATGAGCGTTCATTGCTGGGATATCCCACTTGTAAATAATTGCCATTGATTTTTTTTTAAATTAATTCACTTGTACAAATATACAAATTTTAATTATACATTATGGAAAGCATAATCCCAATGAGGCTACTACTCCACTTCCACCTGTTATTCTATAATAACCAATTGTTGCAGGAGGTGATGCTCCGTTTTGGATTGTGTAAAAACCGTTTGCAGTTGTTGTTGTTCCTGCGGCATTCTCATAAACAGTATCTCCTGTGGTTGGGTTGTTCCCACTACCATCGTGATACTTTGTTGTATTCACAGATTGAGTACATATAAATTTAGTATCTGCCTGTCCTGAGCCAGAACTAAACGATGTATTCGTTGCACAATCTTTATCGTAACCGTACCAATCTGAAAATCTATATGGATAAGCTATAGGCATAATTTAATTTTTAAGGGCATTGACACCCATTAGTAGTTACTACTCCAGACGAATTAACAGAAATATTTGGACAACTACTTGATGTACAACCAAAAAATGTTCCTTGACCAAATATCCAATATGAATTAGTTTGTGAAGCACCTGTCCAAGCGGTGTATGATCCATTTACATAATCATATAAAACATCATTTGTCACTAAACCAGTTATAGGGTTTCTTGTTGTAAAGACAGTAACAGGCGGAGGAGCAGGGTAATCAGCTTCATATAAAGTAATTTGATAATAACTTCTATCAACTGGATTAGGTGTACAGCCATCGTTTACTGTAGGATAAGAATTACCAGAACCGTGAGAGTTTCCACCATTTATCATATCATACATAGATATTGGTCCAGTTATAGTTCCTGAACCCCAGGTTCCGTATAAAGCTTCTTGCGCTATATCTAACATTGATAACGCTCCTGATGTTGGTACAGCCATTATTTAATCTGCTTTTTTAATTCTTCTATTTCCTCTTTTAATTCTTTTATAGCTTCTAAAAGTATAGGTGTTATTCCTTGATACCTTAAAGATAAGTTTCCTTTACCATTATCTCTAACGAGTTCTGGTAAAACTTTTTCAACATCTTGAGCTATAAAACCTATATCTTCTTTTATATCTAATATACCATCAGTTTCTTTCCAATCAAACGTAACCCCTTGAAGTTGCATTGCTTTATCTAAAGCACTTTCAATTGGCTTAATATTTTCTTTATACTTTCTATCAGAAGGCGCACCATAAGCTATTATATCTCCTTTCACCGTCAAGTCTCCACCTCCTGTGGTACTTGTATCTAAGACCATATAGGTAGTTTCCCCTGTACCAGCAGCATCATTACTCCATCTAAAATTATAACCATTTCCAGCTGTTACCTTAAATTGACCAGATTTATTACCTGTTTGATTTGGTTTTAAATGTAAAACAGCAGGTCCTGCTGTACTTGATTCAATTATAACGTGAGGATTAATAGCAGAAAACCTTGCAATTGCACCACTCGAAGTTCCGTCTCTAACATCTAATAAATATGATGGAGCATTTCCCCCAATCCCGACGTTACCAACACCATCAATAACCATTCGTTGAGTTAAATTAGCCACCGTGTCTGCAGTCTTAAATATTAAATTTGCAGCATTTGTATTGTTAGGATATGGAGATGCTAATATTTCTCCGCCAGCTTGTACAGCAGAACTTGAATTTGTTTTTCTAAGTCTTAAGCCATAACTAGTTTGAGAAGCGCCTGCTGGAGAATTTATAGTTACGTGACCAGTAACTTCTAATTTTGTGCTTGGCGAAGTCGTCCCGATACCTACGTTTCCGCCTGTAAAATAAAATTTACCAGATGAATGTGCTGCAAACTGTATTCCTGTAGATTCTATAATTGTACTACTATAAGCACTTGTGTCTCTATTGTATGTAAGAACATATCCATTCCCTCCAGATACCCCTGTTTCAAGTGCTAACCCGCTGCCTGAAGTGTACCATCCTTTAAACCTACCTTGGGCGTTTGCTTGTATGCTACCTTCAACTTGTAACTTAACCCCAGGGCTAGTCGTCCCGATTCCGACGTTGCCGTTTGACCCTAAAATAGTCATCCTTGTATTTAAAGTTCCGTTAGTTTTAAATGATAAATTATTTGCGCTTTCTATTATTAAGTCGTTGGTTGACCCTTCTGTCTTAAGAGTACAAGCAGCGCCGTTTTTCTTAAAAGCAATAGCAGTATTATTTGCTCTTA